CGTGTCATTGGTGACGTTCTGTAAAAACGAGCGGCGCTGGTTAATGTCGGTCATGTCGCCCTCCTGTGAAAATAATGTCAAGTATACTATTGACACTCACGTCAAACAATGTAATTATTTATTCACAGGCATGTAGCACATGTGTCTTTAGCGGTCCGGGGTGTCCTATTCCTTCGCATCAGCGGGTAGCCGAAATGTGTAGCCAGACATGCACGAATGCGGCTGGTCACCGTGGCGGTTCGACCAATACAACAGGTAAGAGCATTGGGTAATGTCAGCCTTGGTTCGAAGTCGAAAGACATGTGGTAATATCCAGCCCAAGTTCCAGTGCTCTTTCCTGTTGTAACCATCGAGTGAGGTGGTCCAATCTTGCTGACGGGTAAGCCGTAAGTGACTGGAGTAATGTTGCAAACCATAATCTCTCTGTTGTGCTCCTCCATGTTTGCCCCGGTTCCCGGGGCTTTTTTTACAAATCTAAAAGTGTCGTAACCTGATTGGCGACATTCGTTGCGGCTGTCTTCACATTGATGTAACCACGCTCAATCAGTCCGGATATGGATGTACTGGAAACGTCGTTACTGTTCAGCTGATACTGTGCCGGTTGTGAACCGTTCGCCACGCGGTCAAGAGTGACAATCTGCTGCAGTTCGGCAACAAATATCAGTCCGTTCTCATTCTCCGGGTCTTTAGAGCGCCCGATACGCTGAATGACCATATTGTTCAGCGTGATTTCACCCGTATCCACTGTGAATACCTGACCGGAGTACATGAAATCAAGCAAAGTGTTCAGTGTCGTACTGGAGCGAGTTTCGTTTGAGCCGCTCAACCACCCTGCGAACAGACCCGCACCCGCGGCAATGAACGGATTGTCATCGACGAGATTCATCAACGCACCTGTGAAATCAGTGATACTAACTTTCAGTGGGTTGTTCGATACTGCACCCGTCATCGTGTAACGAATAGGCCGATAAATAATGTGATCCGCAATCGGCGTACCTGTCTCAATGGGATACTGCACAATGTCCACACTGGCGTCAAGGTCATCAGACAGGACAGCATCGAACTGAAGCGACCCAAGCTGTGGGCCGCGCTTTACCAGAAGGTTAATTAAACTCATAACATGTACGCCTTACCTTGTCTGAATCGTTCCTCAACACGTCGCCACACGTCACCAACAGTAATGTAACCTTTATAGTCCGTGTCAAGCCCTGCATTCTGATTGTACGCTGTAGAAGGTGATGAGTACATCACGGTTGTGGAAGGTTTACCGATGAATGCCGGACTGAATACAGCCATGTACACATCGCCCATTGTTTTGTAACGCCCTTTATACTGGTTGAGATAATCAGTAATCGGACCCCTCACCTGTTCGGCTGCGGTCATTGACAGGATAATATTTTTATTGCGACCGTACTTACTCTGAAATGCACTTGTCCATCCGGTGTCGGTAAACTGAAGCAAGCCCACTGCGCCAGATTTACTGTTCTTCGACTGTGGATTGAAGTTAGACTCCGCAGAGATTACAGCCATAATCCAATTAGGACTGATGCCCAGGATTTGCCCGAGTTTACGCACCTCGGTACGGAAATCCTGCTGCTGACTGGCATCCTCACCCTGTACACCAACACGCCCGTAAATAAGACGATTGCCGACATCACTATTTGTCGTGGTGGTATCCATTGACCCGGCGCGCACAGCTTTGACAAATGTGTACCAGTCGGGACCATGTGTATCGCCAGTGTGTTGAATGGTCTGAACGTTCCAGTCACCTTCCAGTTTAGCGTCAACGGTTGACTGGAACTCCACCGCGCCGAAATCGAATTTAGGCCATTTCGATTCGATGTTAAGTACCGATGCGGGTGTCATACGGGGGTCAAGACGCATTTTAACGTCACAGAATACGCCATCAATGCCGCCGTGAAGCGTGGGCGCATCAATCATCCCGGTCGCGGAACTGATTTTGATGGGAGTGGCTTTACGGTCATCAGATGGAAATCCGACGAACACCTGTCCAGCGTACAGATGCCATTCGAAGCCATACGCTTTGGCCAGAATATCAAGTTCTTTGCTAATGTCGGAGCTGACGTTGTAGCCGCCAGCCATGACAATAGAAGTAAATTTATCCACGCCATTGACAAGGTATAATGGCTTCGACCAGTCCTGTGCGAGACTGGTCAAGACGTCAAACAATGTCACACCCTTGCCGAAACTCGCACTCGTTGTCCCACCGTCGAGCACATTGCTGCCGCTGCGACACGTCACACGTGTGATGATGTCAGTACCGTCACGAATAGTGAAAACGTTGGTGACAAATCCGGTAAAAATCTGACCAATGCGCGACTGATACCCGGCGCGAAAAACAACGGTCTGATTCGGTTCAATCTTCGTTGTGGGTGCGAGGTTCCACAAACGAAACTCACAGGTACTCAGACTGTCGCCGGTATACGTTGTCACATCGAACGAGCACCGAAGCATCGGGTACGACTGTGTGATGAAATTCTTTGTGTCAATGAGTATTTCATACTGGCGCAAATCCATTGTCAGTAACTCCTTTGCCGGGTCTGGTCAATTGCCTGCGGATACACCTGCGTCTCAAGATGATTCACGGTGTAGCGACCAATTGCATTACCGTCCAGTATCACGTCGCCCTGTGTGGTGAAATTGCCGTTAAGCTGAATCGGACGGTTTATGGACTCCATAATCTGAGTCAGCTGCTGACTTTGCTGTGCGTAATTATTGGTCACCGGACTTGCTTCGGCACCATATGAACCGTCATTAGCGCCCATTGCCCACGGGGGTAATTGTTCGTTGTTTGTGCTACCGTTAATAATTGAATCATTAATGGACTTACCGTTATTATTGAGAAAATCCTGTGTGTTTTTGCCGACGTTCCGGGGGTCAAATCCTGTTTTATCACCAATCCATGCGGCGGCTTTGTCAGCACTTCCCACCACATACTTGTCATACCATGAGCCGCTGGATATATCGTCAATGAGGTCACGGTGATTGTTCATCCAGTTGGTAACACCGCTGGCAAGCGTCAACAGGTCATCAGTCAGGGTTTTAATGCTGGGCGCAAGAATGTCGGCAATGGTGTTACCCAGTCCTTCCATTTTCTGCTGCGTGTCGAGAATGGTCTGATTGATTGCATTCAGCGCGGCATTGTGCTGCTCGGTGTAACCCAGTTCAGCGGCACGGGCTTTTGACACTTCCAGCGTTGTAGCGCCGAACTCCTGCCACACTCTGACGGTAGCCGGGTCGAGACCTAAAACCTCCGCTACGTTGCTCTGACGCGTCGTATCGAGGCGCTGGAACTGTCCGGCAATGTCGCTGTAAATATCTTCGCGTGTACGCCCCGTGGGATTATCGATGCGGATTCCCGCGACTGCCAGTTGCTGAATCATCCCGGCATCACCAGTCTGAATGCGGTTAATCCCACGCTCAATATTTAAAAGGCTGTTTGTCGTTGCTTGTCGGTCGCCGCCGCGCTGTTCAGCCAGTGCACCAAGTCCGTAAACCTCAGTGGGTCCAAACTGGCTGGTCACGAGCTGGTTATTCAGGTCGTAAGCCTGTTGCGCTTTCTTCGACTCAAACGCCCACGCTGCGCCGACTCCCGCGGCAACACCTGACATCGCAAGTCCGGCAGCTTTGAAAGTGGTGACCAAACTCATAATGCGTGATTTTGAATTTTCTACGCCGGTCTTAACGCCCTTGTCAAGGGACTTACCGACATCGTCCATCTGGCCACCGGCTTGCTCCGCTGATTTGCCGAGATTGTCAATGTCTTTTTCAGCCTGTTCAGCACCCTTACCATCGTAAGAGATGCCGAGACCGATGAGGAACTGCGTGATGATGTTAGCCATTATTCGGGTACCCACAGAAGATGGTTATCAACGCCGAGGTTATCAATGGTTACCTCATCACCCACGAAGAAGAAGCGGCCCAGTCCGGCGCGGTATGCCTTACTAACCTCAGCATTTGGGACAAGCATTGCACCGGTGATGTAGTTAATACCATCCTGTGAGACAGTCATTGTCCACGCGGGCTTGTCGGTATAGCTGATGTAATCCAGCGCAAAGTCGAGAACATTGTCGCCCAGCTTGACCGTGAAGGTCTGATGAGAGTTGGACGCACCGTTATTTAGGGGAATTTCTTGCATTGTTTATCGCCTCAATATACTTACCCTGCAACTCATCCATCGCAAAGTGAAATTGTTCGACTTCAGCAAGCGATATTGTACCATCTTTTAACTGCGCCCATGTGCAAAGAGGCGGGCACACTCCCTCGATACCCGTGCAAACACGCATGAAGTACCAGTTAACCGGGCTGGGTCGCCCGGTGCCCCTTACTCGTCTTTGTTTGCGTTTTGCACGTAATCGAAAAAATCAGCGTAAACCCACAGAAACAATTCGGCCAGCAGAGTGTTTAGCGTCATCATTTTACCGGGGAAATCATTCACCGTGATTTTCGTGTTGGTACCCGCTGTCATTGCTTTACTCAGGAGCACCTCGGCAATGCGTTGCTTGATGTGATGCGGTACAGCGGTGAGCAACAGGGTTACATCTTTAACACCGAGTTCACCGCCGTTTTTGTAAACGTTGGCGGCATGTGCGATAAACTGTGCGCTCACCAGGGATAACAGTTCATCCTGCTCAATTGCGGAAGGCATCGCGGCGTTCACGGTGATGTCGCCAGCGGTAAAAGTTTTAATGAGTGACATTGTTATTTCTCCGGTTGTTAGTCGCTACAGTGTACACTTGACGAAATCATCATTCAATTGTTGACGGCGGCGTCAAGGTGGGTTATAGTTACCCCAACAGAACAACAGGGGAGTACAAAATGATTCGCGAACAAGACCGTAAAGCATGGCGCAAATTTAAAATTCAGTCGACAGTCATCATGGCTGCAGCACTGTCGGCGACAATTTACTGCAACAGCGCCCACGCTGCGACAATCAACGTTGATGTAAGCACGTTAGACAAGCCATATGCGATAACAATTCTGAAGAAGTACGATGTGGCTTGTGTGTGGACAAGAAACGAATACGGCAACCTATCGAGTGAAAATGCCGCATACGAGGGTACGGGCGTATGTTGGGACGCCACCGCACTGGCAGATGCGGAAAAAAAAGATAAAGAAGGAAAATTGAAATGGATTTCCAACGAGAAATCACCGGAAGAACTGCTCAGGTCGTTGCTATCGGATTCAATTGCGGCTTGTGAGGCTGGAATGTATGGTACCGCTACAGGTAACTGGAAACAATACACAGGTATACTCACTTCATTACTCAGTAAATATGGAGGGAATGCTGGGGCAATGGACAGAATTGGTACGGCTTATGAATACGGTAGGCTGATGAGTAGGTCCAAAGTAGACTGCATAAACTACGTTATGTATTAGTTATTCCAAACCAGAAATAACTAAGGGGCCAATTGGCCCCCTTTCGTTTAGCTTGCTGGACCCTTTGACGCAGTCCACGAACTGAACTCAAAAATCCACTGGTCATCGGTAATTGTCTGACCGCCGCGCCCGCGCGGACCATCGTTCACAATCACACCTTCTGTACCCACAGCGGCGTCAAGTGTGCCGATTTGAGTATAGGTCAACTCGATGTTGGCCTTACTCTGAAACAGTCCGTTAATATACGCGGAGTCAGCCGAACCGGGGTTTAGGTTCAGTGTGACACGACGACCCGGGTTGATACGGTCCAGACGAATAGCATTACCACCCAGACCACGACGTAATACGGTGGACGCGTCAATTGGTTCATCGGTATACGGCGGGTCAGACTCACCCCAGTCCGTTATAATTCTTCCCCCGATTGTAACCACCATATTACTTGTGCTAAAATTTTCGATACTCATAAAACACCTCTTCACATGTGAGGAATCAATTATATTATGAACACAGAAGAATTCATAGCCGAGGCTAGACTGGTTCATGGGGACAGGTACGACTATTCGAAGGCAGTTTATCATTACCGAACCCCCGTGACCATAACCTGCAAAATACACGGAGATTTTCAAATTCGCTACGACCACCACATCGGGAAGAAGCGCGGCGGTTGTAGACAGTGCTACTTTGACTCGATGAGGGGAACAAAAGAAGAATTCATAGCCAAGGCTAGACTGGTTCATGGGGACAGGTACGACTATTCGAAATTTGAGTACGTAAACTCACAAACCAAATCGATAATCATCTGCCCAAAACATGGTGAATTCACGCATACTCCCGCATCACATCTCAACAAATGCGGATGCCCTACGTGTAGGAGCATAAGGCAGCGAATCCCGCTATCGCAGTTTGTTGAAAAAGCAAAATCTATTCATAACAATAAGTATGACTACTCAAAAGCGGTATACAATGGCAGTAACGAATACTTAAAAATAATTTGTCCGGAACATGGGATTTTCGAAAAAACTCCGGATAATCATTGTCACAAGACGAGACCTCAAGGGTGTCCAAAATGTGTCGAATACTTTGGATATCGTGACATTCTTCCGGGGTACTTGTATCTGTTCCTGAGCGATGATTCCAAATTCATAAAGATTGGGATATCGAATAACCCCAAAAAAAGAATAAAAAAATTAAAAAAATCAACACCTTTTGACTTTAACGTTTTGGAAATTGTTAAATTTAACGACGGTTCCGAGGCGAGAAAATGGGAAAGGACATTCCACAAAATGTACCAATCGGCTGAACTTTCGGGTTTCGATGGGTGTACCGAATGGTTTAAATACGATAAGGCTGTTGCCGATTGGTACAGATGGTTAAAAGGGGCCAAATAGGCCCCTTCAATTCATTAATAAACGTCAACGGTGACGTCACAGATGCGGATGCTGCCAGCTTTGAACACACGCATGTTAATCGGTGCAGACTTACGTGCCGCGCGGTCAGAATCGGATAGGTCGAGAATATCCGTCGCTTTGGTCAGCACTTCGAAGCCATCGGTGTACGCTTCCAGACCAGTGTCGGGGCTGGTGTAATTGCGCGGGCCGAGATAGCGGTTACGGATGTACTGTTTACCGACACGTTTGGCCGCACCAATGAGCGCTTCCTGACCAACCGGAGTCTGCGGAAGTTTGGTGGTCTGGTTAACGATGGTGTTGTACAGTTCCACGCGCAGAGAGTTTACAAATGCGTCCAAATCGACGATATCGGAAATAGACTCACCGTAGGTACTGTGTGACCACGTCTGCAGCCAGCGACCGCTGTCGGTGCTGCCCTGCAGGTCAAGCACGCTGTAGAATGCGCAACGTTTGGCGACCATCGCGTTCTGTTCAGTGTCGGACAGGTCTTCGGCAGCAACACCCGGAGATTTCTTAAACTCAGTGTCAATAGTGCTGTTGTCGGCGCTGTAATTGACCGAGGCGGAATGCTTGATGAGTGCATAAGCCGCATACGGGTCGGTTGCATGAGCCACAGTGAACGCGTGACGATAGCCCAGCGTGTTCAGCTTCGAACAGATGTCATCACCGGCGTCCGGGTTGCGAATTTTAACCACAGCCTCACCGGTCTGACTGTTCGGGAACATGATGCTGTTCTCTTCACACCAGGATGCAATCGACAATACGTCCGCCTCTGTTGCCAGCACGTCTTTGGTAACGAGGGTCCAGTACCAGTAATGCTTGTCAAATGCTTTGGTCAGCGTTGCCTTGATATCAGCATCATCGTCAGCGGTAGCCCACACGGTGAGTTTCGGTACCGCCGGAGTAGAGCCGAGGAATTTGGCACCGGCCTTGTACGTCTCGGTTGTGGTGGCAAAGTCAGCAGCGAGGGAAGCGGTGGAATAGTAGGTGCGCACCGTGTCTTCGGTGAAACCTACCGGGAGTTCAGAGTTTTTGGCAAACAACATCGCGGAAGCGAAGTTTGCTGTACTCAATCCCACCGGAGAAATCCGGGTTGTAATCGGGATGATTTGTTCAATTGGAAACATGTTTACGAGTCCTCGTAAGTTACAGTGTGCACACGTTGACCATTATATCGAAATTTCGCCGGATTGATAGAGTATACCGGATTCTGTTTCCACATAACGTAATTGGACCGTTCCGTTCTCGAAATAGACTTCGGCGTTACCGTCGGCAATGCTGAACGGTACCTGACGAATGTTATTCACAGTTACCGTATTGACCGACTCGTATAACAACTTGATGGTTATCTGTGACCGTTCTTCGAAATTACTGGCTTGCAGCGCGGTGAGGTTTTGTATTGGTTCGGTCCCACCCCAACCAATACCCAACTTCCACAGGGGCCAGCACACGTCCGGGCGTTTATGACACTCCTTGAGTAGTTCGGCGTATCGCATCGCTTCACCGCGAAAGAAATTGACATCACAGTCGGCGACGATTTGAGCACGAACTTCATACACAATAGTGTCATTCTCGCCGTCTCTCATGACGATGTTCGCCTGACCCCGCTCACGAATCGATTGTCGCGGCCTCAGAGAGGCGTAGGGACCTTCCGGAGCCATACCATTAGGGTCGGCAAGGATACACTCAGAAATGCCCGTCACGTTGATTATATGTGGTCTGAGAGCCGCAAAGATTTCATTGTTGGTCATACCGATCTACCACCACCCTACAATATTTCCGCCACGGACGATTATCGGTTTGGATTACTTTCCAGCGCTGACCCAGGAACACCCATTCGCCATCGAGTGCGATTGAGTCAAGGTCACCATTGTTAACGTATATTTTACGTGGGTCAACGATGCGCTGACCACCCTGACGCAGAAAATCAATTTCCTTGTCGTTCAGTGGCTGAATGTTCACCGTGAATGCAACTGGTCCGGATGTCGAGGTGACCCAGATGCCGTCCACGTATGTGCCAGATTTACCCACGTGTGTCGCCGGTACAGATTTAAACACGTTGTCAATATGACCACGCATTGACAGACTCATAAGATACCCTCGTCAGGTTTTTCGTTGGTTACCTTGTACGTTACGCTTGCGCGTAAAGCACCGGTGTCGATAAGTGCATTGTCCGAACCTTTCTGTTCGATTGTGTAATCGCTGTTCGGTGGCGTGCGAAGGTCAGTCATGTACTGCTGCACCGCACCGGCTGCGAATGCACCCACTTGTTCAAGCACCTGGTCAAGCGGTAAATCATTAGCCACGCCGTGAGCGATGGTGTCCACGATATCCTGCTTACCGCTCTGTACGCCGGGTATCAGCCAGGGTCGAGGCGGGATAGGTGCGGGATTACCGTATAATTTGTTATCAGGGTTACCGTAATTCAGCAATGCGCCAAGCTGGGCATTTGTCATACCGGAGTCAGGATGCTCACCTGCGTCCGAATGGATGCCGACAGTCACAGTCTTCTGACTGACTTTAGCGTATTGCTCCAGTTTCGAACGTATTGCCTGTTTGGCTTGCTGTAGCGCTTTAATGTTGACTGACATAGTGTGCCCTCGTTTGTCAAGACATTATCACACAACGTTGCGCCAGTATCCACATACCCCGTTGAAACTCGTTCGGGGTACTTCATCGGGGTATCAAAAACTCTTTAACTTTCAGTACTATACTACTTATTACCCCTATACCCCTATAAAATAGTAATTAGTAGTAATAGAAAGTATATAATATATAATATAAATGTAGTATAATACATAATGTATACTTTATATAGTTTATAAGAGGGAAGAAGGGAAGAATGTACGGGGTTTTCGGTTATGCGCGTAAGCTGCTGATTGTGAAAGTAAATTCGCCACCCCTATGCCTCGGGTATTTCGGGGTGTTTTCGGGTAATCGTTCACTTTTTGATCGGAATGAAATTATACGGTAGTACACTGTAATTATATTGTACTACAAAGTTGTTCACTTTTTGATCGGAATGAAATTAGCCTTGACGTCATCGCGTGGTATTGACGGATTCGTCAACCATTGATACAGTCAGTACACGAATTAGAAAGAGAGAGAGGGTTTATAAATTATGGGAAGCCTTGTTGAAGATATCCTGCGTCATGTCCCCACGAAACAATGGCGTAAGAAGTGTGACAGGATTGCGTCGCGTGAGTTACATCTCGCGCGAGTTCCCGGGATTCATCACAGGTATGGTAAGTGGGAGGCGGTGGTCTTCTACAGGAATGTCACGCTGACGATCGGTTGTTTCAATACTCCACATCGCGCGTTGTTGGCAAGAAAACTGTGGTACTTCTGGCGTGAGCGCGGATTCACTCCGCAGGAGATACCGAAAGGTCCAAAACGCGAACCATATTCGAGGTCATGATGAGAACAAAACACTATCGTAGCTTCTTCATTATCAGAGGTATCGTGGTTGAGGATGAAGGTTATTTATGTGCTGACAAGGTCATCATGAAGTATTACGGTCGTCACTACGCCGGGAGGATTGGTGAATAAAGCCCCGTGAGGGGCTCATATTAATTAGTTCGATGCAATAATGCCAGAGGTACGCAGCTGGGTAAGTAGGTCATTTAATTTTGTCGCAACCACGTTAACAGCCGTGGTTGCCGAGGTAGCCACGGCTGTCGCATCCTCTCCCGATACCGTCTGCGATCCGACATTGGATACCGCTGAGCCTTGCGCGAACTTATCACCAGCCATTGCCGTTGTTGCAGTTGTGCCAATGACCAGACTTGAAGTGCCCGCGCCAATTGCGGTACGTGCTTCGGCGGCGTCCGCACCCGCAGCGATAACAGCGGGTTTCCCGGTAATATCACCCCACGCCACAGAGCCGCCACTTGAAGGGGTCACAGTTCCCATCATTTGAATCATTGTATTGTTGCGGATGATTGGCGCACCTAATGGCTGAATCTCATCAGTCATGACAGCCATTACAGCGTCAGCCAGACCCTGGGGGTCTACACCAACAACAGCCTGATAATCGTCGGAGATGTACCCGCTTACCGGCTCACCTGTGACAACTACCTGTCGAGGCGCACCACCTCGGATGAATATCTCACCAAGTGGCGTTTTACCTGTTGCAGCATTGACGAGTGCAACGAGTTCGCTAACTGTATTAGCAGAAAGAACTTCGTAAGTTGTTACCGACATTTAATTACCTCATATGGCTAATGCGCCCATACCGACGCGTTTACGGAGCCTGTAGAACTGCTGCCCATATACGGACCAGGTTAGCCAGTCATTGTTGACCTCAAGCATTGCCGGGACACGATATGAAATAGACTCATCCCCTACGGATTTTGTCGCCACGTTAAGACGTGCTTCCTGATTGACATCACTGTTCAGTCCTTCCGGATAGTAAACAGCGAGCCAGTGTGCGGCATAATAGAACATTCCGCGTTGTTTCAGGTTCCCGCACGCCGCCTCGTAACTTCCCCAGCGCTTACTACCCGTCTCGGTATCAGCCTCACACAATGCGTACTGAATGAGGCTGTCCGGGAAATCGGTAGTGGACGAGAAAGCCTGACCGCCGAGCGGCCAGATGCGAAAATCTGCGATAACTTCGGCGGTGATATCCATGTTACATACCCACAGTGAATACAGCGACGACTTTGGCAATGTCAGTACCAGTGATACCAGACAGTACGATACGACCTTTCGTTGCAGACGTGTTGAACACCGGGGGACTGTATGTCGCAGCGGCACCGCATTTCGTTGCATCCACGCTCACATCACCGGTGCCGGGTGCCATCCACTGACCGGGAAGTAACTGCATCGTTGGTGTGACGGTGCCGGCTGTCGGCGTAACGATAGCACCACTGGAGTTATAGAACGCCACACGGAAGTCGCATTTGTTGTGATTCTGGTCAATGAGTCCAGTCTCATACGTGCCGTCTGCCGTTGTAGCCAGTGTGATAGTGTATTGATAACCACTCATAGATTGACCCCGTTGTAGCTTACAAACTGACCATTCTGAATGACCAGTCCTGGAATTGTTGGTGGTTCGGCCCAGCGCAAATGTGTTGCAATGTTCTGCGCCGCGTTAGTGTCACGATTCGTCAGTACCAGATTAAGCACTGCGCCAGGTAAAATCAATTGTGGACTTGATATTGCACTTAATGCTGCGCCTCTGGACTGGTTACTGGTATTACCGAAAATATATTTTACCGAACGGGTCTGGATACCGTCTGCCGTCACCGTTGCACCGCTGTAGATGTTGGCCGTATTGGCCTGTGCAATGATGTCGTTGGCGTTGTTAATTTCAGTAACAAGTGTGCCACCGGTGTACGTGGGCGCGCGAAAGATTGCGGCGTTCACACCGACGCCATCGTATGACAACTGACGGTCGAAGAGGATTACCGGACGTGACCCGGCGACGAAGATGGTTTTATTCGATGCACCTGCGGCAACGCTGGTAACAGTGGAAGCCTCAAAGACATACCCCTGTCTCTCCCAGATATTCAGGAGTTCAGACAGGGGCTGTTGTGAGGGTGGAATTACATTTGACGGAAAAGCCATTTCACACCCCTATGTTAATTAAGAGGCGGCTTTTGCTGCCTCGATTTCTTGCTGAAGTCGTGACTTCTTCCAGCGCGCATCAACTTTGATACCCAGTTCTTCGGCTTCTGCGCGAAGTTCGTCAATGGTCACATCGTCTGCGTCTGAGTCAGGGTTGACCAGTTCACCGGAAATAACCTCCAGTTCACCCGCGTTCACGTATGTCGATACGAACTTATATACCGGAATCGTTAGTTCAATCTCCTTCGCATCACCCGGCGCAACAACTCGCTCGTGAATGTCGCCCTTACCCGGAAACGCGAACGCACGCAGTGAGACATTCTTTACAGTAATCATAAAATCACCCTTAGTTGTAATACATACCCGTCATTATTCTACCCTTTCCGATAATCAAAGAAAAGCCCTCCGAAGAGGGCTTGGGATGCTACTGAGGGTAGGTATTACAGCATATCGAGGTAGATCGCACTCAAAGGATAGCGAATTTCCACACCTGAAATTTTGTACTCTGCTGGTACAGTTACAGCCAGACCCTTATTCTGCGGTGCCAGCATACGGAAAGGAATCGGCTTGGCAACACCCAGGTTGCGGTCGTTCTTCTCGTAGATGAACACACGGTCTTTTGAACCGTTGGACACACCACCTGCGGTCAGTTCCGCAGCGGTCAGCTGGAAACGGATTGCGATGTCGATTTCCTGACCGGTCATCAGAGTGTACGCGTTGTTGGTTTTGAAAAACTCCATCACGGTGGTGTCGGAGTAACCAGTCATCAGCAGGCTGTTCATGCGTTTCCACAGGTCCGGGAACACACGGACGGTATTCGGAACATGGAAATTTTTGGACAGTTTGATGATGTCAAACAGTGGGTCATTGAGCATGTCGAACAACTCTTGACCAGTGGCGGTGGTGTAGTCAACAGTCGCCGAAGTGGTCGTCACATTCGAGTTGTTGAACAGACCGGCCATTCCCAGCTGTGAGTCACCGAAGTAAGCCACTTTCTGACTGTGCTCTTCGTAGCCACGATATGCCAGCTGCTGCTGCATGGTGTCAATCGGCATGTTCTGAGACGCAGTGGTGCGCAGCTCGTCAATACTATAGTGGCACTCGATGCCGCCGTAGTTCAGAGGTACAGTGTGGAGTTTCGCAGACTGAGCAACACGCGGCAGGTCGGATGCGTTTGCGCCGATGAACTTCCCAATAGTGCGCCCATCATAGCTCCGGTACACCCAATGGTTCGCATGTTCCGGGATGCCGGATACAACCGGGATGTCCTGTAGATAAGTAATATCCGCATACGGAGTTGCATAGATGGTCTGCTCAATCTGTGCCAGCTGAGAGATGTAGAACGCGATGCCACCGTCAGCATCACGGAATTCAGCCGGAACGTTGATAGCATTCTGACCATCCAGATACTGTTTGACCCACGGGTTACCCGCGATAGTCTGTGCGTCAAGTACAACGCTGTTTAATTTGTCCATTATTAACCCCCAACAACCAGAGACAGTTTAGCCAGACCACCGGCTGTTGCGGCAGTGAGGAATTTAGCACCAGGAATGGCAACCGACAAGGTTGCTTCGGAACCCGCTGCTTTAGCGAAATCGCCGGTCTGAGTCGCACCGACACGCAGATACGCGGCGTCACCAACGGCAACATCCTCTGCTACGGTTACCCAGATTACGCCAGCGGTGAGTACGGATGCCGGACGGTCAATCGGAGCACCGAAAGTTGCACCGTCAGCGTAAGAGCGGTTCAGTTCACGAACCAGTACGCCCACGAAGTTGCCGGCTGTGGAAACAGCAGTTGCGGCCTTAAAGCCTTTCTCGCCGCTACGCACAACACCTTTTCCATATGCGACGGTTGCGGTGTCATCGTTAATTTTGGAAACGATATTTGCTACTTGTCCGTCGGCGACCATCCCGGTAAAGGCTGCGTCGTGATTCAGACCGTAGCTGGTTGCAGTAATAGCCATCTATGTCACCCTTATTTAAGTTTACCAGTCTGACGCAGCAGTGCTTCTTGTGCGCGGGACAGTACAGGTTTTGCGTCGGCTACCGGCTGTTTGATGTCTTTAGCGCCATCTTTAGCCAGTTGCTCAAGCTGTGAGTCTACCACAGGTTTCACCGGTTCTTCCACAGCCATGTCGAAAGCGGCTTCAACATAGGCGGCAGATTTTTCGGCCCAGTCAACAGACGGACGTTTAACAGCGAGAGCGGCACGTTTGATTGCGACCGGGTCCATGCTGTCACAGGTGAATTCATCGCCAGCAACTTTACGCGCTGAGGAGGTAACACGTGCAATTGCTTCCACGCGTGCTTTCAGGGCTTCGTCGCTGCATTTGGTGGTCAGGTCGGCAACCTGTTCCAGTGCTGCGTCGAGTTGGGCCTGTACGGTTTCTTTGGCGGCTTCGGCGTCACTGACACGCTGTTCTAAGCGTTTGAACGCGTCCACCACCGCAGCATCCGCCACGTCAACTTTTAGCCCGGTGTCAGTGGTGATTTGATACATGGGTTTTTTCTCCATATTATCGAAGATACGCGCCATTGCACCCGCACGAGCACGGTCAACAATTGCAACGTGGTTAATTTTAATCTGAGTCTGTCGGAAGTCGTATGGTTCACCTTCCGGCGTTGTCCCTGGTGTATCATCATACACCGCCGTGTAACCCGCTGACAACTCACACTTACCAGTTTCAACAGCCTTAATCGCGTCTTTATCCTTGATAACCATGTCCACAACGACGAAATCGCCGTCCTGACGACCAACACTCGTTACAACACCGACGGAAGTGTTACGGTACGTGGAAGCATTGATAAGTGTAGGAGGATGGTTATTCGTGACATCTGCGCCGAGATAGCTCTGAAGTGATTCATCGTTAAACACTTCTTCGGCGGGACGATACACACGGATAATGTCGTTCGGCGCGCGGTCTTTCAGTCCCAGTTCCGAAGCGAGATATTCCTGAATACCAGTACGAGCGGCTTTACCCGGCACACGCAGAAATCCCTCATCCGTGTAAACACGTTGGGAATTCAGTGCAAAACTTTTACGGTCATTGTGTGTTACGGTAATTTGCATGTTGACGAGTCCGTCAGAGTATGCCATAGTGATAATCGTTGAACACATAATACATATATTTCACAGGAGATACAACATGACCACGTGGAACTACATTATCGGTGACGAGAAAGACTTCGAATGTGCGCCGGATTGGTGTAAGCAGGTGATAAGAGAGTTGGGAACTGGCGACATCGGATACGAGGAAAACTGTAACGGTTTGCAAAGTGTGGGGGACAGAATTTGGTGGCCCAATGAGTCAAGTCTTGATAATTGCAATACGCTTGATGAAAGAGATGTTAACGGTACTTCCAACATTGAAATTATCGCTCAACGCGAACCTGTAGCAACCAATGACAGCAAATACAATCGCCCTTGTAAGGGTATCACTATTGACGTTTATGACGTTCTCAAAGCGTTCAATGTCACATGTCCCGCACTTCAACACCTGATTAAAAAGGCTTTAGCGGTCGGCCAGCGTGGACACAAGGACGCAAGTGAAGATTTAAAAGACATCCTGGCGAGCGCCAAACGTGCAATTGAACTGTCGGAGGGTGAGTAAATGAACATCACGTGGTTTAGCCGTAAATTTACATATAATTGGTTCATGTGCCTGCTGGGGGTATGGTGTGCTAAATGGTTCGGAATGGATGATGCCCTATGGTGGACATTGATTCCCGCATTGTCTTTCGGTTTATCGAGAGATACCGAGTATTCACACGGATATTGGTTCTTAGAAAATAAGGAGAACAACAAATGAACACACCATACGCATACGAAGTGACAACTAACCGCGGTACGACATATCTGGTCCGCGCGGGCAGTGTGGCGCATAACAACGCTGTTATGTTCGGGTATCAATTGAAACCGTTGTATGAGGGTGACGAAATGACATGTTATGTAACCCACTGGCAACCATTGCCCGAGCCGCCGCAGGAGTGATGTTATGGAATATTTACTCCTTTGTGTCGGCGTTGTGATTTGGGTCGTATATTTAAGTTGACGAGTTCGTCAGGGATGACATATACTCAGTTCATCAACAACAGAGAGGGTGAGACAAAATGAACACTTTACTTCCTGGCTACAACCGCCCCGTATCAGAGGCACGCATTGTCGATAAACAACTCTTACAGGCCGCACAACAGCTTGCACGTAGGCATGAAGGTTGGGCGCTCGCTAACGCTGTGTTACGTGAGGCGTATGGAAAATGAACTATAAACCTGTCAAAGCGGTAACGCTCCGCAACAATGACAAGTTCATCGATGTGGACGGTGTTGTCACCGTGACAAACTTCAAAATGAACTTCCGCGAAGATATCGTGACATTCACTGCGACTAAAGAGGACGGTTCGGTATCTGAGCGTTGGATAGCGATGGACCGACTTGTTAATAAGGTGGTGAACTAATGGGTATTATTAAAGGTGTACTAATCATCCTGCTTGCAGGGTGGGTAATTCTGGCAACAATCGCCACGCTGCCTCTGGAACTGGAATACAAGTGGCAGGCATGGGCAATTGTTGCATTTGGTCCTGTTGCTGTATTTGCTGGACTGTGGGAAGTGGCGAGCCGGGTGTTCAGAGGACGTGGGAAATAACAGTGTCATCGCTTAACATTTGGGTCGGTTTTACCGGCCCTTTTGTTAAGCGTTAATCATTTTAACCGATGTATCTTGCACCTTTCGATGTATTTTCAGAAGCCCATAAAGGTTGTAAATTCGACAGTGAATTTATGATTTTAGAATCTGTGATTCCCCACTCCACCAATATCGATATGGGTATGATATGGTCGACATGCCACTCGCCATGATTTTCCCAAGTCATACCTGGTCTGAATAAAGACTCTATATGATTCTTAAATTCATCAATTGAGTATCCTAGTTTCCTAATACTCACATTACTTCGGTTCCCATCTAAATATCTGTAGATAAGTTTATTTAGACAACCTCGGATAACGCACGACAATTTATAATTTGAGTCAGTTCTATATCTATTTTTGTGCCGCGTGTTTATTTTTATTCTGTTCTCTGGTTTTGCTCTATATTCACGTTGGTACTGTTTCTTTTGTTCTCTGTTTTCATTGTATTTTCTCTTTTCCTTTTGTTTAATCTTATCTGATTGTTTGACGTACGCCCTTTTACAGATTTCCCTACCGCACTCTACACAGGTGTGATTACAAGTGAATCGCTCAGAAAGATGCCCGTTTCTACATGGTTTACCGGTGAAATAACGAGGGTAACCATTTTCCAATGCTTCAACTCTGGATGTGATTTTCAAAATTTACCTCTGGTCCGAAGGTGGTCAAAATGAAAAAACGGCAAATAGTGACCAACTATCTTTCGGATGCCTCCTAGCCGTTTTTACTTTTTCATTTTACTGTTTTTAATATGTTTTTCAACTTTAAAATCTGGTACAGCGATACTTACACATCTGCAATTTATTGGTTGCCCCGGAAAAGTAGGAACACCGTCGACAACCGGTAAATCATCCCAGCGGAATACGCCCGGACCATATCCTACATCACGTTTAGCTACCTCCACGTGGCTATGACGTACCCGTTCATCGTGCGATGTGGTCCATTTAAAGTAATTTATTCCCGAATTAACCTGACGAATGCGGTTCATGTCGCCCTGTATTTTCGATGTCTGATCGCGGGCAATTAATTTAGCACGACGTTCCGTGATGCCAAATTGTTTAACGAGTGCTTCCTCGATGTAACTGGGGCGCATACCGTTACGCATATTGGTCATGACGATATTCTGCACCTGCTCCAGATACTGAGCCGGAATAGACTGAATGAGTTTAGCATTCTGATACGATGCCGCGCTCAGATATTCCTGTAGCTGTGTATCACCGCCGAACAGATTGATAGCGAATGAGCGAGCGTTATCCTTTGCCGCAGTCTGTACAAACTGTGACGCGATAGTCTCCGCCTGATGACGAGCAAACGCACCTAGCCACCGTGTAAGCAACTGGTTAATCGCCGAGGTGATGGTGTCACTCCAGCCGTCGGCGGTGTACTCCGGCGCAAGCTGTTTCACCAGTGGTACGATGTTGGCATCCACATCCTCACGAACGAGCCGTGCAACCTGTTTCAGCTGGCGATAATAATTTAGCTCTGTTTGTCGTGACATGCTTGACGACCTCGTCAGTATGGTGTAGAGTGTACATATTATCACAGGAGATGAGAGATGAGTAAACAATATGAGGCGACCGGCTGGGACGGTACAAATTTGCCGCCGGTTGGTGTTGAGTGCGAGATTAAATTCCTCAAATACACACCACCTGATGAATGGTTTTCATTTAAATTGATTGAGGTGCATGATGAAATTGTGATTATAACGTTAGACGGAGAGAACAAATGGCAACATATATCGAAATTATCACCAGATAAAGTAACATTCCGCCCACTCCGCACCGAAGCAGAACGCGCGATTGACGAAATGATTCGGTTGTCCGGCGTGTCAATCGGTGCGGCTAAGATTCTGTATGATGCGGGGTATCGGAAAGCATAAACACATGTCCCGGCGCAAGTCGGGATTTTCAACTTCAGTATCATCACAGGTGACATAGTATGACTAAACCAAAGCAAAAAGAAACCGAAACAGACAGCGAGTATGCTCTTAGAATTTCAGAATGGAAAGAAATGAGAAAAGAGTACAAGAGAAAGTGGAATGAACAGAATCGGTCACATACTTCCCAATATAACAAGAAATGGCAATCTGAGAATGTAGAAAAAGTTTCACGGTATAGAGAGGAGTATTACAAACAAAACAAACACGTCATTACTGAAAGGGTGATTGATTGGCAAAGAAAAAATCCTGAGAAGTATGCCGATAAATCAAAAAGACATTATCTTGCCAATAAGGATAAGTTTGCAACCAGATTGGTCAAAAGAAGAGCGAACTTAATACAGGCCTCAATCGGTAAAGATGTGGGAAAAGTCTATTCGCAACTATACAGATACGCGAAGCTACTTGGCGGCAACCTCGAAGTAGACCACATCATTCCGTTGCAAGGCGTGGATGTCAGAGGGTTACATACCTCGGAAAATCTCTGCCTATTGCCGAGAGAAATAAATCGTTCGAAAGGTAATAAATTCGACCAAGAAGCATACTTCTACTTTTTCAAAAGATACCCGAGATGTACCGCTTCGAGACTGTACGCAAGGTACATCTCGGGTAGATTAGGATAGTTTTGCCATTATCTCATCGTGAGACAGACCATCGGTCACGTACTGGTTATAACGTATCCAGAATGCGTCCTGTTGTTCGGTGAGTTTCGGTTCTTCATCTGGAGGAGACGCGACATAATCCGACTCAACCGAAGCTTGTTTATCTATCTCGCCATCTTCAAACTGATATTCTTCGGACGATTCGAGATTGCGCATGATTTGTGATGGTCTCACTATCCCCTCCGCCAGATATGCTAAATCCTTATCAGCGCGGATTTTGGCAGCTTGTGCAATCTGCAATTCATTAGGTTGTGCGAGTGGTCGCCACTCATAGTTAAAGTCGTCAGGCCAGTAACCCAGTGCGCTACGCACCAGCACCTCATCAAGCTGGCGCAACCCCGGGTCAACCTGTGTCAACTGTTTAGAGCGGATAGAGTTGTTGTAGTTGTTCATGTCCCCTTCACCAGTGGCATTCATACCCTTAGCGGAGGTACCGAACAGGCGCGTAACAGGAATGTCAGCTGCACCACTAATCCACGTCATGAACGTCTCAAGCACTGGCGCAACACCGCCCAGGTCGAGCGTCTTACGTTCGTATGACTCATCACCGTCAAGCAGAGCCATTTGCACCAGTGACTTCATCTGGCTGAACAGGGTGTAACGTGACACAATTGCGTCGTCCTGGTCACTGGCTAACTCATCGGACAGCCCTTCACGTTTGACCACATCGACGTTTGCCTCCTGCATCAGTTCCGCGATGCCGTCCTTCGACGCAACCATGTCCATGATGTCATCAAGGCACACGCGTAACTCACTGTCACCCCATCCCTGAGTCTGGACCATCTGGCGACGAGGGATACGCTTGCCACTGAAGCGCGCAAAATGGGTCCAGTGGATTTGCTGCCCGCCGCCGGTAATGGTGTAATACTCCGGCATCATGTAGTTAGGTGCCAGAATGTCCCAGGTGTTCATGGTGAGCGGTGACATGTCGTGACGGTCAAACACGATGCAACGCTTCAAATCACCTTTGCGAATACGGCGAACGTCAAGCGGCTTTGACAGGTCCTGACCGGTCAGCATGAGAATACCACCGCCGCCGTACAGACGCGCCCATGTGACAGCCTCCTGCACAACGGCAGGTATCATCAGTCGGTCCTCTTCGATACGGATGTCATCGGCTTCCTTGCACTTGATGGTGCGCCACTCACGGCACATGTCCTCTGCGGGTATTTCCACAATCTGACGGGCCAGCCAGTTAGTCTGATAAGCTGCGTCAAGTTGTTGCCAGTTGGACAGCGCGGCATACTGGAACGCGTTGTGAGAGCGTTTCGCTTTCCACGTTCCGAGACCAGATACGACGTTTACCAGCCCGTCGGCTGTTGTAGCTGGCATGAGATGAAGGTTTGTTTTAGCAGCCTTAGCCATGTTTATAAAATCTCCGAAACGGTTGCTTTGCCATTGTGGAGCATTTGACTAATTGCATCACACATTGGGTCAATCTGGTCATCGTGAGCGTGTGTATCATCGGCAGTGAACGCTTCACACTCCGTAACGAAGTCATGAACCCATGGGGCATCTTCGGGTATCTTAACATATCCTGACTCAATGTAACCCTGTACGTCCATCACACGGGTTAATTTATTTGCCGCCGGTCCACGTGGTATCTCCCGCACGGGTATCACGGGCTTAATTTTGCGGCGAATCTTCTGGATAAGTTCTGTACCGGATGATTTATCTTCGACAGCCATGTAACGTAAACGACCGTTTTTATCATTGCGGTGTTTGTTCCAGAAGTCAGGGATTTTTACCTCAAGCTCATACGCTTCGAACTTGTCACGCATGACGTCGAGGAGATACAGATATCCATCCTCACCGAGTCCCCACAGTTCGGCAACCTGATAGTCGTTATGCTCTTTGGCTTTCTGTGCCGTATCGATGAATACCGCTTTGTATTTCAGTTTCGGTACAACGGTGTAACGTCCGAACCATGACCCCTTCAGAATGCCACCTCCAAGCGGTGAGGGGCGTTGCTGCATCTGACCGGAGAACATGTACGAGTTTTTCTTCTGCATCGCCTTGAGGGCCTCCAGAGAGTGTTTCTGGGGCCACAATGCGCGCTCTGTCGGTAAACCTTCATCGACAATGGCGGGGAGTACCAGGTGACGGAAATTATACTCCTCGTCCTTCAGCAGTGTGCCGCAGAAGTCCTCTTCGTGAAGACGCTGCATGATGACGATACACGGTGTCTTCGTGGAGTTAAAACGTGATTTGATTGTTTCATCCCAGCGACGGTTAACACCGTTACGTTTTGGGTCAGAATACGCATCATCTGGTTTTAACGGGTCATCGATGATAATCGCACCGCCAAAGCCGTTACCGTTCTCAAAGTCGTCCAGTTTACCGGCACCGAAACCGGTGATAGGACCGCCCGCCGCCGTCGCATAGAACACACCACCCTGGTCAGTACCCCATGCCTTCTTCGAATCCTTGTTCGCCTTAATGGCCACATGAGGCCACAGTTTCTGAAACTCTTCGGACTTCAAAACTGACTTAATTGATTCAGAGTTATCCAGTGCGAGAATATCGGCATAGGACAGATGAATAAATTCACACTTGGGGTTTTTAACGTAGCACCATGCGGAAAATAACTTTACAGCCAGTTCGGTTTTTGAATAACGCGGCGGCATATTAATTATTAAATGAGTGGTGCGACCGTAAAACACATCCATCAACGCATCACAAATTACATGATGATGGTCACTGAATACAAATTTAGTCCCTTTTAAAACTTTGAAAAAGAAACGAGCGAATAAAGTGAAATCTTCCTCAAGTGCGAGGCGCAGTAATTTTAATTCTTTTGGGGAATCAAAATTCATCGTTGAACGCCTTTTTAAATACTTTCACATCTTCGGCGGTAATGTTGATGTTTGTATTCGTATTATCCAGACCACCGGACAACTGAACCAGTTGCTTATCCAGTCCCATCAGTTTCGCTTTACCGAGCACCGCTGCCACAGCTGCGGAGGATTGCGGCGTCTCGGCAGACAGCGCAACGTTTTTAATTTCTTCCAGTTCTGCAACGAGTGAATCAACTGTCACGTTGTGGCGCTTTGAATGAACTTGACGAAGTGAGGCAATTCTCCCCGCAACTGCCCCGTTATCCAGCATTTCAGATGCACGTTTGGCGATGGTGTTTACGGCCATGCGGGAAGTGTTATACGAGCGACGATATGACTCGGATGCGTTACCCGTTTCCACGAATGCCTGAGCAAACTTCTCCTGCTGCTCTGTCACACCATGTTCGTTAAGTTTAGCCCTTGCCATGCTTGCCCCCACGCTATTGTCTCTAATGCCACGATTTTACCATGACTGTACCGTCATTGCCACATACCCCGTTAAAACTCGTTCGGGGTACTTCATCGGGGTATCAAAAACTCTTTAACTTTCAGTACTATACTACTTATTACCCCTATACCCCTATAAAATAGTAATTAGTAGTAATAGAAAGTATATAATATATAATATAAATGTAGTATAATACATAACGTATACTTTATAAGGTTTATAAGAGGGAAGAAGGGAAGAATGTACGGGGTTTTCGGTTATGCTCGTAAACCTATGATTGTGAAAGTAAATTCGCCACCCCGATAGCTCGGGTATTTCGGGGTAAAATGAGGTGTTGACCTGTAATTCTCTATTATTTTATAGTATATACTCTACAAAAGGAGAGAAACATGATTCATCTTATAGATAATTGTCACGGCACTACAAAATTTAAAGAAACAGAATTGTGCAGTATTTGTGCACTTCATGACCACCATGATTTTGTGAAAGCGAAAAACATGGGCCTTCCCGCACGCAATGAACTCTATCAGAAAGTTCTCGACGGTCTTAATGATGGTCGCTCATGGAGAGTACAGAAGAAACCGAACAGTGAATGTGGACATCCGGGCGTCCGTAACACTGCTGGTAAATGCGTCTTTTGCTTGACCGAGCAACGCATGACGGGGGAGTGGAAAAAACCAAAAGCAACCATTGTTGACACCGCTGGTGAAGCCGACGCATTGCGTGAAAACATTGCCATGATTGAGCATAATATTTCTGTTTTGAATGAACAGTTAGAGACGATGAAAAACGCCCTGTTACTGAGTGAATCGGGAATTCACGTTGGGGTCATTAAAATCAAATCACCGCGCCAGCAGGCCATCGCTGACGGCAAACGCTGGTATATTCCGTATGAGCCTTGCAAGCATTGTAATATTATTGCGGAACGTTATGTGGCAAATGGTAAATGCCGTAATTGTGGGAGATAATAAAATGTACAAGATGAGTAAGAAAAGTCTCACTGGGAGGATAATCGTACTACCTGTATTCATTATTATTTTAGTTGTTGAGTCGATACTAAATAAGGCCGATGACTGGAGTTACTCCGTGAAGAGATTGAGAATTAGGATGAACGAATGGATTGATAAAAAATTTCCACTTGGATAAAACAAAGCCCGCTAAATGCGGGCCTTTTATTTACCTGATACTATTCCAGTCCATACTGGTCCTTAATCATCTCTACGGGAATTGATATTCTACCAATCTCACCGTAGTCTCGATGATATGTTATGACGGTAGCGCTTCTTCCAGAGTCGTAACCTCCGTTACTTGAATACTCGTCTTTGGCCGCCAGAGTTTGGTGCATCTCGGTAATGAACATGTTGCTCTCTGCTACTTTCCGATGATGATAATGTCCCATGTGTAGATATCCAAACTTAGTACGACCGTAAATCTCCCGGAACTTACTGGCAAATACTGCGTCCAGCTTTTCCATCCTGGAACAGTGCCCGTGATGTACGCCAATCATTACTTTGCCGAATTCGATTGCGTAGTAGGGACTCTGTTCGTCCACAATGGTCACGCGGGGATTATCGCGATACACCTCTTTAAACATCTCTCGCAACCACACGGCTGACGCGAGGTCGTGGTTACCAGTGGCAATTAGCAGCGTCACTTTCCGATGCTTCTCCAGACACATATTCACGGCTCGCTTAATCACGCGGATAGCGGTCTGTACCACTTTGAAGAAACGCGTATCAGAGTCGAGAATATGTCCGGATGTTGGTGTAACCGCCTTCAGGCCGTCGAAGTGCAGGAAATCCCCCTGCAGGTTAATGAGGCACTCTGTTGCGTTGGGTGCTAATGATGTCGCCGATTTGAACCACGACGATATGAGATGTTCCGCAATGTTGGTATCGTAATCGTCTCCGCCCTCTTCTTCACATGCCAACATACCAATGTGTGCATCTGTTACTGTGTACATGTTCAGGAGGGTGCTATCCTCATCACGGGATATTAAGTTAATTTCCTCTAGTGGGGATAAGCACTCTGTAAGCGCCACAATTGCTTCCTGCATCATTTTCAGCTGGCGCTCGGCGTCCACATCAGTCTTGACCCATTGCAGCGCTACAGTCCCGTCCTCCTTCACCAGTGACGATGTACCTTTTACCTTGTAACCGTCCGGCACAAAACGGGACACATTACCACCGTGACCCAGACCGCGTGCACCGAGACGTTTAATGCGGCGGTTAATGTTACCCGGACTCATGCCGTACTTTTTCGCAATAGCGTGACCACTCATTCCTGCAGCCACGTCGGCCAGTAACTTCTCGTCAGTTAGTATACTCATTACACTTTGCTCCGGCTTTTAACTAACTGGTCAATAACAACCGTGAAGAACTGGTTACATCCGACATTCGGGTAGTCAATGCCGAACTTGTAACCTTTGATGATGAGGTCGGTCGCCGCAGGATTGCCGCCGGGATTAACCCGTTTAATTGTTTCCTGCACGCCCATCTGCGCACGTTGAGCGCTACAGCCGTTAAAGAGCAGATTAGCAATCTGTGATTCATTTGTTTCAGCAGTAACAGCTGCATGAGCAGTACCACACAGCAACAGACAGAATAGTAATTTACGCATTTCCATATCTCCAGGTATGCACACCTGCGCATTTGAGCGCGTGCGCCATAACTTCATCATTGACAACCGCAAACATCAGATTCGTGGCGTCAATCGTAATGTGACGACCGGCTAACAGGTCATCAAATGTCACATCGTGTTTGCGTAACCATTCATACACATCACGTGGACCAGTCACCAGTACATCGTGACCCGCACAGTACAGCGCCCTTGCGAGCGCAATATTGTCCTTAATGGGTTCGCCCTGCGCATCCCGCAGTACACCATCCAGGGCGAATAACACCGATTTCATTTGGTACACTCGCGCAGCTGCTGGGCAAATCGCGGAGCATGAGTGTACCGGACTATTTCAATGGCCCTTGTGAATCCGTCTTCGTAACATTTCTCATCTCGAAAGGTGTATGGACTACCGAGAGTTTTAGCAAAGAGTTCCACTGCGCGAGCGCCAGCCTCATTGCGTAATTCATTTAGCACCACGTTAGTGGCGGTCGTTTCGACTTCGGCCATTACCTGGAGAGCCAGGTCGTAGAATTCGTCTTTTACACAATCTGTGTATGCGATGCCGTCAACAGTGTTCAGGTGTCCGTGGTTGTAACCTGCCGCATAAACTTCCTCAGACTGTTCACGAATAGCCACGTTCTCCGCAGCCAGTTCCACCACCTGCGCCTCAGCTGCTAACATGCGCTCCATTAATTGACAATAACTTAGTGCTTCCATATCACAACTCCACTCTCATGGACTCAATTTTCATTAATAAACAATTGAAAAATGATTCGTTAATGTCATCACAAATTGGTTTGAATTTGTGGGCTATTGAAATCTTTCTTTCATACCATGACTCATGCGCTTCTTTTTCGGTATCGTATAACCCCAGTGTTATGAGTTTTCCATTGTCCCATATTCTGGCTCTGAACTTACCCCGGGGTTTGTCATATGTTACTCCAATTGCATAAATATTCCCTCTTGCTTCACAATCGGTTACAAACTCGTTTAAATCTGGTGGAACAAATACACATGATTCCGGAGAATAAACCTTGTTACCCGGTGAAGTAATATCTTTATCTATCTGATATCCTTCTTTAAAGTTTGTTTTCCACCATTTGAGAAAATTGGAAAACAGTTTCCACTCTTCACAGATTGAACAACCGGAATATGTCGGATAGTTCTTTTGAAACTTATTGGAATAGCAACGTTGTAAGATTCCTTTCCACGTTGCGTATGCACTATGTTGTACTTTTTGATTATTGCACCACATTGTCACTTGGAATTGAGAATCGTTTATCCCAACCCCATACACTTTACGATTATCGAATCTAATTCTCGGAGTGCTTTCTAAAACCTCATCCAAGTAGCGTCGGTTCACAATTAATCCCTCTTCCAGATGGTTTGTTCCACAACTTTACCTTCAACAATGAGACGAGTGACACACAGTCCGTCCCGGTCAGCCTGTGCACGCATACGTGACAGTGTGTTCAGCGCCTGAACCTCGGTCATATTACCCAGCAGGTCAGACAGTTTGTGATGACTGATAATGTTTTTCATTTGGTTATTCCTCTCTGTTGTTGTTCCGATGAGTTAAAGATAACCCACCTTGACGGACTCGTCAACACTATTCGCAAAAAAAGCCCCGAAGGGCTTATTTAGTTTCCACAAAGGCTAACGCACTTGTATCACCCTGTGCCGCTGCATAATGACGTGCCACGTCCGCCGCATTTGTGAGGTTGGCGTGAATGTGTCCAATCTTGATATACAGCCGTGGTTTACCACCATCAATCATTATCACATTGTTCACACGCCCATCTTTAAGCGCCGGGTGCCAGTCGTAACCCAGTTGACGCATCATGTCACGACGTTTACCTACTGGTACGGCTCTGTCAGCACGCATCTGACGCAACAGGTTGTCCAGTGCCTTACTGCTCACCCAACCACCTGCAAAGCCCTGCCGACCCTCGTCAATTGCTTCCATGATTTCCTGCTCAACACTACCGAGTGATGCTGTCACAGCCTCGTGGGTACTACTGGTCTCTGGTGCACGCTGACAATGTGTCGCCGGGTTAAATTGTGCGGGAATATCGTAGTTCTCCAGATAATGCGTTACTGCTGCGAATCCACCACCACGTTTGAGCCAGTCGTACAGGTTGGGGAAGTAGTCACCACCCATACCATCACGCACGATATCGATATGCTCCTGCTGCGCGGTGTAAAAGATGGCAAAGCGGCGGTCATTAGCCGTCTTGCGCACGGCGTTCTTGTGGTTACTGTTAAACATGAAGTTAGCACACAGGCGGTGCATTACCTGGTCCTGCTGCATTGCACGTTTAGCGAGGTACTCGCCGGTAATCATCGGCTTGAGTGTTTCAATCAGTTCAAGTTTCTGCTCCGGAACGTAAATATCTTCCACGCCGATAAATATTTTATCGAACAGCCACGCGTTGAACTTCTCGCCAATTTCCTGCGCTGGCGGCATGTGGCTGTAACGTGAACCGACCGCTTCCATTACGCATAGTGTGAACAGTGTTTTGCCGTTACCTTCAACACCCTGCAGCAATGGCGCCCACTTGAACTTGGTCCCTTTGTACTGCACACACGCTGCCATGTAGGACAGCAGGATGTCTCGGTCACGCTCGACGGGTAAAAGTTTGGTCAGATGAGTGAGGAAAGGTGTCACATCGCCCGGGACGCTCGCCACTGTCACCGGTACGTATGCATTGACATGACGCAGACCGTCTTCTTCGATAATGGCACCCTGCGGCAGGTCCGGACGAAATGTTGAGCGGTCAACTTTCGGGAACATGATGCACTGGTTCTCGGTGAACGCTTCAAAAGCCTTTTTGGTGGTCTTCTCATTGCCGTCATCCAGCGCAAACACATAACCTCCGTACATTGCATTAAACTGCTCAGATTTCAGCATCTGACCGTTAGGCGTGAGAATACGGTGACTGTCTGCCACATACACGCAACCTTTGAAGTGGTCAATAAGCTGCGAGCCGCCAATAAACTGATAGCCACTGCGGATAACCGGCGCACCCGTCTCAATGACCTGAGCAGGAGTTATCAGTTCAATCGGTGCGCCGACACTGTAATAGGTGGTCTGACGTGCGCAAGCGCCCAGAATGGTACGCCGCATGTACGACTTGTGACTATCCCATTTAGGGCGTGCCAGCGCAGACAGACGCATCAGGCGTTCGATACGTTCACAGTTGCCACCGGTCCAGAACGTCAGATGCTGGGCTAATGCGGCATCAGCGCTTGACCCGTCATACTCGCGGTCCTCATCCGGATACGCATCACTTAGTACCTCGACGTTACGCGTCCACAGGTCTTTGAATGTTGCTTTACCGCCGAAAATAGCCGCGACACCGCCTTTACTTGAACAGGCTTTTTCGATGAGTTTCGCATCATCCTCAATCGGGCATGAACCTTCAGCGTGAGTTGTTGACCACTCCACCGCTGCAGCTTGTTCGGTCTGCGGGAAATAACGTGCAACAGTGGTGTTGAGCGGTGCGGATGCGTTAAACATCATGTCACCCTGCGCGCTGCTTCCCAGGCAGATAAAACGGTCAGAGGTATACAGCTCGATGTGCAGCGGGATATTTTTACAGGCGTGCTCGGGGATGGACGGGCTATAACCAAAAATGTGCAAGCCTTTACCGCTGTTGCTTACTTCCACGTAACAACCGGCAAAAGTGGTGCATAACTCCAGTGCAAGCGGCGACCAGGTGTTATCGTTCTGTAGTGCTCCGTCGATATCCACGCAGAAACGTCCGTCACCAGTGAGAATAACCGCGGGACGATATGACTCACCCAGTGCGGAAGCCGTCGCAACCGCCTGAGCGTGAGACATCCGGTCCGCAACGTGCAGACTGACTACTTCGCCAGCAGCATTACACGGCATCTTCTCCGTGCGCCCCGGCTTCTTCTGTGAAGGTACTGTTTTGCAGACGATAAAGTGCAGGGAATCGGCCCCCTGCACAGGGGGATTCACATGTGTCATCTCTGTCTCTCCGTTTTAGTTGTTAAAGCAGGGTGGTCAGCGCGCGGGCGCGTAGCTCCAGTGGCGCGGATTTGGCAACGCTATCACCCAGCGCCATCCCCTGTCCAATCAATTCGAGGTTTTCTTCTTCTACTGCTCGTTGCATCACTGCTTCACGAAGTGCGGACATCTTAACCCAGTGATGGTTGACGCTTCCCATAGCCACACCGGCTTCAGCCGCAACACCATCGCGGGTAAGAGTGCCAAAGCCGTCGCGCTGTGCCATCGTGTAAGCTACTTCTAAAATGTATTCTTTCCTCATGAGTTCGGTTCCATTAGGTAATTTATTGCAGTATGGCACAGGTTGACGGGGTGGTCAATCCCTTACCCTGTCGTTCAGCATCTGTTGGAGTTTTTTGGATGCCAGCACAATTACGTCCGCATTGTACAATTCTTGTCTTTCGTAAGCCAAAAGGTTAGCTCCTTGACTGGTTGAGACACCCGTGCAGAATCGCTTACTGAAAATACGTATCAATTCGACCAGTTGTTTCTCTCCGCCGGATTGTAAAATTAACTCGACGAGTGTTTCGTACTGCCCGTTGTGTTTTTCAGCGGAACTACTTTCTACACCACATAGGTTACATCTGCACATACCCATCACAACTCCCCCTCACCATTCCAGAATTTAAAGTCCCCGCCCAGCCCGATAATGAGTGTCCCAAATGCGAGCTGTGCCTTTTCGTGTTCCGTACCTTTATACTTCCACCCGGCTTTTTTCACCTCACGCGCCACAAACTGTCCAATGGTTGACCCGACCATATCAGACGTGATAACCACGGGGCGGATGCCAATGAGGTCGCTCGACTTGATACGTTTGTTCATCGCCGGGGAATCATTGCAGATGCCGTACCGCACTGGTACACCCCGCTCATCTTTCAGTACCCCGACATTATTGCGAAAAAGTCGCCAGCCCATCTTACTTGCCAGCAGCCGCGCCTCATCCTGTACGCGCGCTTCGGGTGTATCTTTGGTTGAGCGTGGGGCATCCAATCCCACCATCGTCACAAGGTCAGCCAATGCCTCCCCTGTGATACTGTGTTTACGTTGCCATTCGAGAAGGTTGTTCATGATACACTCCTAATTCATTCACATCGGGAACATGTTAGTGCGTTTTGACGAGTCCGTCAACGTCATTTTGTATTTTTTCCATAAGTGTTAGTGCATCATCTTTTTTCAGGCCTTGTGCACTCAACCAGTCGACGTGATAAGTCAGGAAAAATTTACGAAATATTTCTTTGTCGCTCATGCCGTCGTGTCGCCAGTAACCGGCAATAGTCGCCATCAGACCATCCAGTCGTCCCAGCACTTCCAGGCGCTCACTTTGACGCTTGACATTAGCCATCACTCCAGCGGGTGGTACATTCATCGCCGTCAGCCTGTTGCGCATTGCCTCGGGTGTCTCACGTGCTCCCACAACCTCATTGCGCATCTGTGCCAGTACATCCGGGTCAAGCTCGTACAGGTCGCCGTCCACCTGCATCGGGCCGGAGCGGTCTGCCGGTTTAGGTACAGGCTCGCCGCAGTCCGGACATGCGTCGAGGAACCGCTCATACACTGCCGCACAAGCTGTACACACGCGCACCGTCGATGGTTCACTTTTACCCGTGCGACGCTCCCGGCGGTCAAGACTCCACTCACGCGGTGCATCCGGTAAACCGTGGCGCATAACGTTGCCCACATGATCAATAATAATCGCGTGGGTTTTGCCTGGTAACGGTCTGAGGGCGCGACCAAACATTTGACTGTACATACTGTACGATTCGGTTGGACGACCAAATGAAACAACCTCAATACCGGGGCAATCAAAACCCTCAGTCAGAATTTCCGAGTTAACTAACTGTAATATCTCTTTATTTTTAAATTTTCGCACTGCTGCGAATCGTTCAAGGTCAGGAGTGTTACAGCTTATTGCCGCTGCCGGCACACCTGCTTTATTATATTGTTCCGCGATTTCCTCAGCACTCGCCACGTCGACGGTGAATGTCACGCCTGATTTACCACGGGCAATTTTCAGATATTGAGCAACAACATCACCAGTGATGGTTTTCTCATCGTGTGCCACCAGTGATGAACCGTTAACGACTTCGCGCATCTGGTTCAGGTTAAAATCCCCCGTGGACTCACTCACTTTAATTTGTTCACGTGAGAAACTACTCGGAGGTGCGAAGATTTTATAATCGGTCAGATACCCATCTCGTATGAGTTCCCCCATTGCCACGCCTTCGAACATTGTGTCAAACACGCCATCCGCGTGACTCCCCAGACCGTTACCATCCGCACGACACGGTGTAGCTGTAACCCCCAGCCCGCGAGCATTGGGAAACATCTGTACAGCCTTACCCCATTTGTTATCTTTAAGTACATGGTGCGCCTCATCGATGACCCACAGACGAACAGACGGTAACCAGTTAGCAAGTTGCTCACCGCGCCGGATAATTGTATCCACACTGGCAACCGCGTGTTTACTTCCAGCGTCGTAAAATGTCTTACCCAGTTCGTCCATGTGAATCTTCACGCAGTTTTTCACGGTTTTATTCGAACCGACAATACGGTGATAGATACCGTTTTTGGCAAGCGTGAGACTCATCTGGCTGACAAGTTCCTGGCGGTGCGCAATAGCACATGTCGCACCTTGTTCAGCAGCGATGATAGATGAGAAAATTACCGTGTTATGCGTAACAGTGAAATCACCCAACATGAACAATCTGTCACCATCTATTTCAAATCCGTAGTAATCGTCCACTTCAAGTGGTTCGACTTTAATTCCAGTGACTAAAACAGATTTCTTCTGTTTCCTTTCCACGACATTGTCTTTGTGTCGATTGCGCACGAATGGTAAACCAGAGAAATCACCGCTAATGGTCATGCGCCAGTAATCACCAGTAAACCCGTTTTGACAGCTTTTTTTACATGGTTTCATGTAACAAGCAAACCCCAGCGAGCGAGCGATAAAAGTCAAATCATCTGCGAGCTGTTTGACTTTCAGAGTCACCTCGAAATAACCGTTCGACAAGTAACCGTCACTATCAAGTAACCCCGCGAGAACTTGTTCTCGAACCCGACGAGAAGTGGTTTTATAAACCTCAGGGATATGTTTATTGAGATACAAATTGTATTTTCTTAACGCTGAAAGCATTGACCCCGTGTGCTTACCGTCTTTCGGCAAGAAATATGTCTGAGCTTTATTGTCCGGTCGATTCCTGAATTCTCTCACCCGGTGACCAGTTTCATTAGCGTAATTGTAGATGTATTCGACTATTTCACTGTCTGCAGTCGTTATCGCAGCCCCATTCGAATTGCCATCACCTAACCACAATCCCAGTAAATACGGAGGTAGAATTGGGTCAAAATCTTTCTCATCCCAATCGACAGCGGCACGCCAACCCTTGTAAAGGTGTTTCCAGTGTTTTGATTTATTCAAATAGTCACGTACTGAAATGTTTTCTATCTCCCCGACCTTATCGTCACGCCCTGTGTTCGTGCGCTTGAGACTGAGAATATGACTCTCATTAACTACATACGGGTCACCCTTGACGGGTGTTACTTTGTACATTTGTTCACGGCCTCTCGCCAAAGAAAGTACCCGGCGAGGCTTACTGTCAGGCCCCATTAAAGTGTCGCCCACGATTATATTTTCCACGGGGGTTATCGTCCCATCGTACATTAGCACAGGTGTCCCCTTACCCAGACATTTGCCCCCACCAGTGGCGAGTACCGCAAGTGCCTTACCGGTCGGATGTGCTGAGTGGTATTCGTTCAGTTTATCTACTATCGATTGTTGATACGGTCGTAACTGCATGATGCTTTCCTCACCCTGTTGTAATAGTCGATTACATTACCTGACCCAGTTGATGGTTGTCAAATTTAAAATTAGTGTTGACGGCTGCGTCATGGTGGTATAGAGTTCACCACATCGACAACAACGGAGGACAGAGAGACATGAGTAATATCACATTAACCATCCCGAACGACGACCACATTGCGCTGCGTGCGTTCGGTAAAGCACTGGAAGAAATGGCACTCGCGCATGGTGCTGAGCCACGCAAGACCGTCGGTGAACTGTCGTATAAATTGAACATTGACACGAGCGCAGCGACTGCTGCGCTGGAGCGTCTCAATGCTGCCACTGGCGAATTAATGCAAGCCGCGCCGCAAATGATGGGTGAGGCAGAAATTGACACCACCGCTCAACAGGTTGAGTCGCTGGCTGCGCCAATGGTGGACGATGAAGAGCAAACGCCACCCACCACCGACTCAACCGGTACACCGTGGGACGAGCGTATCCACTCCGCCAGCAAAGCGCTCAATGCGGACGGTACGTGGCGTCTGCGTCGTAAGCCGAAGGATATGGATGAGGAGCAGTGGGTGGCATTTGTTGAGACGGTTAAACTGGAACTGAACCACGGTGAAGAAATCCGTGAAGCAATGGATAAAGCTGAACGTGGCGAAGCTGTTTATTATACCAGTGAAGAAGCTGAACAGAAGATGGACGAATTTAAAGAGTCTGTGCGTCAAAGCATCGAACCACCTGTAACACCGCCGGGCGATGATTTCCACACCGATGCAGACGTGGTAACCGAGCAAACTGTTGTAGGTATTCCACCACTGCCTGTACCACCACCGGTAGTTGTTGCGCCACCTGTACCGGAAGTGGTGGAGTGGGACTTCCCGCGCCTCATGACCTTCCTGACCGAGCGTCACGGCAAGATTGATGTGGCAACGGTGAACACGCTGCTGGCGCAGGATGGTATGTCGTCGGTGCAGGAACTGAACGCCCACCCGGATAAAATCGGTCCGTTCGTGGCACGTGTTAAAGCGCATTTGGGGGAGTAATAAAATATGTCTGACAAAGTAATCGCGTATATGACGTCTGACAGAAAAATGTTGATTTTCGCAGACTCACCAAACATGTTGAACGCTGATAAAACTGGACTTATACCATTATTTGAAGATAACACCCTGTCATGTGACCGTGCATACGTTGCTGGTCTCAAGAATGGTTATGGTCTGGGTCAGTATGACAACGAGTCTGAGTTTCAGGAAACTGTCGAACGTTATCAAAAGCATATGAGGGAATATGACTAATTTACCCAAAGTATCCGATGCTTCCATGTGGATGTCCTGTAACGGGTCATTCCGGGCGCAACAGGCTTATCCACCACTGGACGTTGAACCGTCGCAGTCACGTCTCGAAGGGCGTGCTGCACACGAAGTGGCTCAGAAGTTATTCAAAAATGAGCCATTCAGTGACCTGGTGGGCAGTCTGTCAAAGGATGGAATTGTCATCACGGATGAACTGTTTGACGCTGCCCGTGAGTATTTTAACGAGGTGTGGGGCTTCTGTAACACGCATGGGCGACTGCACGACCTTCACGTTGAGGAAGTGTGTCCTGTGCCGGGTTACGGCGACTGGTACTGCATTCCCGATGCGTGGGTGTATGTACCGGAAGGGAAGGTGTTACGCGTCTGGGATGCTAAATTCGGTCATCGCATTGTTGACCCGTTTGAAAATTGGCAGTTGTTGATCGAAGCATTCAGTATCTGTGAACAATTCCAGACACCGCCGGACATTATCGAACTGGTCATCGTGCAGCCTCGCGGATTCACCAGTGACGGTACGGTGCGCAAATGGGCGCTCACATATGATGAATTGTGTGCATACCGGCAGCAGGTGAACGAGACGATGTCCCGCGTACTGGATGTCACGCCGATGTGTACACCCGGACCACATTGTCTCGATTGTAGCGCGCGTGCACACTGTGACACGCTGAAGCAACAGAGTTATGTCGGTATCGATTACGTACAGTCGTTACAGACGCACAACCTGTCCGGTCATGCACTGGGTGTTGAATTGCGACTCCTGCAACGGGCGCAGGAGATGATTAAAATGCGCCTCAGTGGTCTGGAGGAACAAGCGCTGCACGAGATTAAACAGGGGCAACACGTGACGTTCTACAGTGCTAAAACCACGTACGGTCGTAAGCGCTGGAAGAAAGATGTTCCGGTGGACCAGGTAATTATGATGGGGGATTTACTCGGTCAGAATTTGCGTAAGCCGCAGGAACTGGACACACCCGCACAGTGTGTGAAAAAAGGTATCGACCCGTCCGTTATTGAACAGTACGCCGAAACACCCGTCACGGGTGTCAAGCTGGAACAGGTCGATGAACGTGCAATTAAAAATGTGTTTTCCCGAAAATAGTTGTTGACGTACCCGTCAAACTAACGTAGTATTCAAATCACCGGGAGACAGAGGGTCTCCCACACTTAGCAGAGAGGATTTACAAGATGGCTCAATTTACTTTCGTTACCCCTGTCGCTCGCCTGATTCACGGTCATCCGCTGAAGCAAAATGTACGCACTGATGATGCCACAAAGCAGCCGGTTATCGGTAAAGATGGTCAACCGGTTAAAGAAATTTACATCGGTATCGCAATTCCCAAAACCGGTGAAGCAGACTGGAAAGATACTGAATGGGGTAAACAAATCGTAATGGCGGCACTGGACGCTGAAAACGGTTATGACGCTGGCACTACTCGCCGCGCAGACTTCTCGTGGAAGGTGGTCGACGGTGATAGCGACATCCCGAACAAAGCCGGTCACGCGCCGAACAGTGACCCGTACAAACGCGGCCACTGGGTCTTACACCTGAACACCCGCATTCCGTACAACTGTTATCATGTCGGCAAATATAACCCGCTCGATGCGATTCAGGACGCAAATGCTATTAAACTCGGTGATTACGTTCGTGTGAACATCGTGGCGAAAGGTAATAAACCGTCCAAAACTCCGGGCGTGTATCTGAACCCGAACCTGCTTGAACTGTCACGTCCTGGCGAAGCAATTGTTCGTGAAGGTAGTGGTCCTGATGCTGCAAGTGTGTTCGGCGGTAGTGCACCCGCACAGGTGGCACCAACCCCGACCCCAGCTGCTCCGGCACCCGCAACACCTCCGCCAGCAACTGACCTGCTGGTAACACCTCCGCCGGTTGTCGAAGAGAAGTACAGTTACAACGGCACGGTGTATACCAAAGCACAGTTACTCAGTATGCCTGGCTGGAGCGAAGAGTTAATCGCACAACACTGTCAGAAAGTAGCATAACCACAACGCCCCGGTGCGAGCCGGGGTAACTCAACAGAGAGGGTGCATCATGACCGACCAAGACCAACGACTAAAACAGTTTGATGACAAGTTAGCCGAACTGGAAAAGGCTATTAAACAGGTGCAGGAGCAACGCCGGGAATACATCAACCAGAGAGGGCTTAATAAATGTTCGGAGTAGGCGACCTGGTAGTTCTTAAAAGTGGCGGACCGGTGATGGTGGTTATCCGCACATCAACCATCGGCGCAGAATGTCAGTTCTACAATGAGAAACGTGGTGAATATGACTCAATTGTCATCATACACGAAGCGCTGGAGGAGTTTGGACAATGAACAGTCTGGACGCCACCGTGACTTCTGTCGGTACGCCGGTCTGGTGTGAAGAATATCAGACGTGGCGTGTTGAAATTGAATATAATTGCTAGGGTCACGTATCCACAACCGAAAGGTGGTACAAAGACCGTAACAAAGCCTTCGCTTTAAAAGTAGGTGACAGTATTATCGTTTAGCCCCTTAACTGGGGCTTTTCTTACAGAGAGGAACAGAGATGCACTATTTATCGAAATGTGAGGATGCAACTTGCGGTAAAAATTATCCCGCTGACCTCCACAATTGCCCTCACTGTGGGGCTGATTCGGCGTTCTCCAGTATTGCACCACTGGACCCACGGGACTGGGGGTGGGACATCGAGACATATCCGAATATATTTACCGCCTCATTTATTCACGCTGCGACGGGTATGGAGTTAATCTTCGAAATCAGTGACCGCAAAAACGAGCAGCCGCAATTAATCGAATTTGTGTTCAACCTGGGACGTAGTATGGCCCGTGGGATTGGATTTAATAACCTGGCATTCGACTATCCGGTGCTGCACTACGTGGTCAATGCACCGGGTTGTACACTGGAACAGATTTACGCAAAAGCGCAATCACAGATTAAGCCCGAAGGTCAGTGGCCAGAAATTATATGGGACCGCGATCAGATTTTCGAGCAGATTGACCTGTACAAGATAAACCACTTCGATAATAAAGCCCGACGCACTAGTCTGAAGGCGTTGGAAGTGGGTATGCAGTCCCCTAACGTAAAAGACCTGCCATTCCTGGTCGGAATGATGCTGGACGATACACAGAAAGACATTCTCATCGCATACAACAAGCACGACGTTCGCGAAACACTTAAATTCTTTGTACGTTCACTCGACAAAATTCATTTCCGCGAGGAACTGACAAAGCAATACGGACGTAACTTTATGAACCACGCCGATACAAAAATCGGCAAAGATATATTCGTTCACGAACTGGAAAAGGCCGGGGTAGATTGCTCCGGGGTAACCATTCGTGAACGTATTGCTCTCGCAGATTGCATTCCCCCTTATATCAAATTCGAACGACCGGAGTTCAATCAAATTCTGGAACGCATTCGTGGGGTTGTACTCACAAAGAAACAGCAGGACGAATTGCTGACCACAAAAGGTGTGTTTAGTGATATGACCGTCGTGGTCGATGGTGTCGAATATTCGTTCGGATTGGGAGGTATTCACAGTAGTATTCCGAACTACGTTGTGCATTCCGGCAACGGTAAGTTATTGAAAAATAAAGATGTTACAAGCATGTACCCGTCCATTAGTATAAAGAACAGGTACTATCCGGAACACCTTAGTGAAACTTTTTGTGATGTATACGAACAACTGTTCATTCGTCGCCGTGATGCTAAGCGAGCGGGAGATAAAACAGTTGATGCCGCATTGAAACTCGCCCTCAACGGCACATTCGGGAACATGGGGAGTAAATTCAGCCCATTCTGCGACCACAAGTGTCTTCTGAGTATCACCATTACGGGGCAACTTTGTTTGGCAATGTTGATTGATAGATTGATAACGCGAGTTCCAGACATGATTATCCCGCAATCGAATACTGACGGGGCCGTCATGTACTACCCCGAACAATATGATTCGTTAGTTGAATCTATTTGTGCGGAATGGGAGAAAGACACAATGTTGGGACTTGAGACGGACGAAGTAAAATCTCTTTATCAGCGTGATGTGAACAATTACATAATGGTAATAGAATGAAAAAGTTAACTATCGAAGATGTGAATAAACGTATTCAGAGTAGGGGCTTATCGTGTCTTGAATATAATGGGGCATTGACTACTTCTACCTTCATTTGTTCAAATTCCCATATATGGTATGCGTTACCCAGTAATATATTCGCCGGGAATGGATGTCCAACCTGCGCGGGTATCCGCCGATATAAATTCACCGATGTAAAAACGGAACTGGCAAAACGAAAAATCGAATGCGTTGAATACGGTGGTACTACCCACAGTAAATCGACTTTTCAGTGTGAGATGGGTCATACATGGAAAACTACATATTCCCACCTTATGAAGGGGATAGGTTGCCCTTGGTGTTCCAACAGGTTTCCCTATGATTTAGAAAGAATCAACAGAGAAATAGCCATGAAGGGAATAACATGTACTTTCTTTTGTGGAAATGTGAAAGGAAAATCAACATTCGAGTGCAAGTGTGGACACAAGTGGTCAACAAGGGCTACCAATGTATTAAATAAAACAGGTTGTCCAGCCTGTTCGAAGGCTGGATATAAATCGAATAAGCCGGGATATTTATATCTCTTATGTTCTGAGACTGATTCATCTCTTAAAGTCGGTATAACAAATGATATCAAATCAAGAATATCCACCCTAATGAGAAAGACACCATTCGAATTCAAACTTTTGGAATATATCCGTTTTAACAATGGAATTGACGCCATGTTGATGGAAAAAGAATTACTTAAATCTTACAAGACCGCTAATTTTTCTGGTTTTGATGGTGCCACCGAATGGCTATTGTGGGACTCTAAAATTTTAAAGGAATTTAGAAATGTCAAAAGTTAAAAGAAAAGGTGCATACGAATATGAATATCAATATCACCAAGACCCCAGTGCGATGGTAGTACCCAAAGCTGCCGAAGCCGCACTCCTGTTTGACACTGACATCCGTACATTCATCACACGACATCGTGACCCGTTCGACTTTATGTTAAGGGTTAAAATCCAAAGAAACGCACGTCTGGTAATGCGTTGGCCGGAATGGGGCGCTGAACGAGAAATGCAGAATACCACACGTGTGTTTATCTCGCGTAACGGTGGGTCACTGGTCAAGCTGTTACCACCAACGGGCGTACCGGGTACATGGAAGCGCAAGAACGGTGTCAAAGACGACGTGTACAACGCGGTAATGCGTGAGATTACTGGTCAATCGGGAGACCTCGACAGCATCGGTACACCGTGGGACGAGCGTATCCACACGAAGAGCCGCAGCAAGCATGATGCAATGCGTGAAACCGGGATGTATGTCGGATGGAAGGTGACAGAGTGTGCCGACGCTAAGGACTTCGACTGGAGCAGTCTGGACTACGAATATTATGTGAAAGAAGCGGAAAAGTTAGTTTTACCGTTGTTGGGGGTCACAAAATGAAAGTTCTCATAACAGGTGGGTGGGATTATTCGGATTTTGATGCGTTTGAAAAAGCTATAGAGATGTTGTCGTTCAAAATCGAATTAATTATCCGTGGTGGTGCGAGAGGCGTGGATAGTATTGCCGACATGTGGGCGAAGAAACACGGTGTGTTCGTTATGAGAATGGATGCCCTGTGGAATGCGCATGGTAAAGGGGCCGGACCGAAGCGAAATTGGGCAATGTTAAACTTTGGAAAACCCGATTACTGTGTTGCGTTTCCCGGCGGTAATGGGACTGCGGATATGGTGAGGCAATGCGAAAAGCATCCGTGGTCGTGTGGAAGCCTTACGGTTAGTGAAACTACCGGCGCATTACTGCGCCGGTTTGTTCATCTTTTGACGCATTTCGGCAAGTTCAATTTCTGCCTTTTCACGTTCGATTCGCCTAATAATTTCCTCCTCCCTGCGCTCGGCAGACTCATTACGAATTCGTTGTATGTGACCACAAATCATGACAACCGTCAGTATAATACCACACAAGGTGGCGAAGATACCGACGGTTTCCGGGGTAATGCCGTATTTAGTCATCAGTCCCGTTATCGTCGTCCCGCTCGCCACTACTGTTCCGACTTGTGTGTTTCCAGTAAAGCTCATAGCGTTTTCTCGCTTCAATGTACCACTCGACAACCCGCACCAACATGAGAACGATGGCCAGAGTTGTCGATATGAACCGCAATACCTCCAGCATCGTCACTGTCCTTTTTCAGTATCGTGAAGATTGCCACGCAGTACAGCATCGTGAACGTTGCCGCATAGATGTCGAGTGGTCGATAGAAAAACCACAGAAACCACCCCATTAGGTTAATCAACATGGAGACAATGCTGATGAGCATCATGTCGAGAGACTTCCGGGATGTTCCAAACCGATACAGAATGCCGACCACTGCGAAATCACAAAATGCGGCGAGGAAAAAGTAAATCGAACCATCCAGATTGCTGCACAACTTCTGGAAAAGAGTCGCCACCATCACGAAGAGAAACGAGGCTCCTCGAGGTCTGGCGATTACCGAGGCAATCAGGAGGGCGTACATTGTTTACTTGGTCCGCCGTTTTACTTTCGCGTCACCGGTTTTACCACGAGGTTTAACACACGCCCCACCGGCGTCTCCTGCCTTACGTGGTTTAACTGCAGCTGACTTGGTCTTGTACATTTTATCATCCTCATATGTTAATATTAAGCTTAATTGTACAGTAGGTGTTACCGAATGAGAAATCCTCTAAGCAAACAAATGACTGCTCTTCTCACCGCATTTGCGATGGGTGGCACAGGTACCGCGGTAGTCACACAGACAGATCTGCTCAATCAGTTCCTGAACGAGAAGGAAGGGAACAGGTTGACAGCATATCTGGACAGTGCGAATCCTCCCATCTGGACCATCTGCCGGGGTGTGACACGCATCGATGGTAAACCGGTGACAAAGGGCATGCGGCTTACCGAAAGACAATGTGACCTTCTGAACGATAAAGAAGCACAGAAGTCACTCAAATGGGTGCGCGACAATATCCCGGTAAAACTGAACCCGGTGCAACAGGTTGGTATCGCGTCGTTCTGTCCGTATAACATTGGACCTACCAAATGCAAGGGGTCAACATTCTTTAAATTGCTGCAAAAAGGCGACTGGAAGAACGCGTGCAAACAGATTCCTCGTTGGGTATTTGACGGTGGTAAAGACTGTCGTATCAAAAGCAACAACTGTTCCGGACAGCCAATTCGTCGGGAGCAGGAAGAGTATTTGTGCCTGTATACATTGGGGGAGAAATGATGCGCACAATTATAGCCGCAATCGCTGGAGCACTTGCATTACTTGCACTGGCGTTCTGGTGGGGATATTCGCAAGGGAAGCAGTCGGTCAAGCTGGACGATTTCAAAGAATATAAGGCAGCCGTCGAAGCCCGTGACGCGCTGCAGGAAAAACTAAACGCTTCCGATGTGGAATTGCAGAAAAAGCAACAGGAACTGAAAGAAGCCCGGGCCAAAAAAGTCGTTGAGAAAGTCACCATCTACCGTGACCGAATCAAAGACTCCGCCACCGCTCAGTGTGTCAAAGAGAGCGGCATCCTCGACCTATATGATGCGACCGTAAAATGAAAAAACTTACCCTGCTGATATCCGTACTTGTTTTAACAGCATGTACTCAGGAAGTGAGTACATGTCCGCCACCATCTAACGACCTGCTTACGCCGAGTGGTGAATTGTGGACAACCGATGGCGACCCCGAAAAGGCCGCTACGGTAATTCCACATAACGGGGAAGTTCTGATGGCCGACCGGGACAGAGTGTCCCGGTGGCAAAACTGGTGGGAAGGTTGTAAAACCTTATGAATATTCCTCGACAATCAGAATACCGGCAGTACCTGCTCCGCCGGTATACGATGTTCCACTGAGTGCGGTGTCATAAGCACCACCACCACCAGAGCCTGGCGCTTTACCAGCGATACCACCACCCGCACCGGCACGACCACCGCCGCCCATGTAGGAAGATGCACCGTTGCCGGTTACAAAATAGGTTCCGGTTTGTCCGTCGCTACCATCACCGCCGCGAATGTTAACAAGACCGCCGGTAGCGGTACCGCCAGCGCCACCCGGGGTGTTAGTCGCCGATGTTCTGGATGCACCACCACCACCGCCAGCGGTCAGACTACCGAATACACTACTACCGCCAGCGGAACCCGCTGCAGCACCTACACCGCCCGCACCACCAGTACCGATGGTCACGGAATACGATGATGCCGGAGAAGTAATCCATGCGATAACAGTTGCACCGGCACCACCGCCACCACCGGAGAAAGTGGATGAGGTTGCCGAAGCCTGACAACCACCACCACCACCGCCGCCACCCACCAGTGTGACTTTAATGGCCTTTGTACCAGTGGTGGGAGTGTAAATTGCCGAAGATGTGAGTGTACGCACATTCAACAACCGACCCGGTGTAGCGGTCATGAGTGCGTCGTACATCTGACTGTCTGACCCCGTGTCGATATCACCATTTGGCGTAACACCCGCCACGTTGAGCACACGAGCAAAAAAACCATCCCAGTCATTGGCCCAGTCTGCTTCAAAGTAAGAACCATCTTCCGCCGTTGGTGATGTGCGGTTTTTAAATGCACCCTGGGGTGATGCAGTTGTGGGATTCTCAAACCTTCCCGGGTAACGGTTGCTACGGTCTAAAGCCATTGTTTAAACTCCTACAAATCCGGTCGCTTGTGCCAATGAGTCACCAAATTGCATTGATGAGTCACCTGCCTGTACATAATCGTAAGCCTCAAGGAAACCATTGAATTTTACACCCTGCGGCTTCGGAACAAAAGAGGCATTGACGAGCGCCCACCGTTCGAGGTCTGTAATTTCTCCGTAGAATTCTACGGAGAAACTCATATCCTCACCATCAACCAGACGGGTGACCTGTGCATTGGGTAACAGGAAATTCATCCCATTAATAATGTCTTCAATAGTCGCGTATGAGTTGTTTTTGAGAATTTTAGATTTAATTGCCAGGCGATATAAGTTGTCCGACATGCTCTCGTCTGAATCGATACTCGGCGTGCTGCACATTGCGGAGGTATCACCGAATTCGGCCGGACCATTGACATCGCTGGCACACATGGCGGTATCCATGGATACCTTTCCCATGAAATCACGAGATATAACGACTATTCGCCCAATAACATCGAGTTGTTCACCTTCCACCATATCAATCGAATACATGATACGCACAGCTGCGGCCACATCTGCAATCTGTGTGGCCAGGCTACGTGTGATGTTATACCACGCAACGGCCTTTGGCTTGTTACGGTACTGAGCGTAGATGCGATTCGGAGCATCTGACTCATTTGCGACGTAGCCGCTGACAATTGTCAGCGGTACGAAGTAGGGAGCGGGGAAGAAGTTCATTCGTTAACCCAAGAGTAACGTGAGTGTTTCCTCTACAATTGCTTTTTGCGTAGCGCCATCACCGTCTGCACTGATGAACCGCTCCTGAAGTTCCAAAACCTGCTCATCCAGTGAGTCGTCGCAGATGATACCATTATCGGCAACAATCTTGTCTCGCTTCGACAACATTTCCACTGTTGCATCGAGAGCGGAAATTGTTGAAAAATATTCAATTATTCCGCGATAAAGAGTGCTGGCGTCTTTTGATGCTGTACCTTTCATTTATTACCCCCAATATGAGATGCGAATTTCTTTCATGTAGTTGTCGATTACATTGTTGTACATATACAAGTGTACATACCATGAGTTATCAAGTCCATTGGTTGTGTCCGTCATTTTCACAAGGCCCGGACTGACGCTAGTACTGTATTGCGCGGTTAGAGTCGTATCCGTTTGTCCTGTTGTCGCCACCCTCGTGTTTGAAAACGCACTGTAAGGTGCTGTAGATATATTACCATCAAACGCGACCATCTGAATCAATTCGGCCCGAATGGTCGAGCCAGCAGTAAAAGCGGCATCACCGTTTGCGTTAAAGCTGCAAAATAGAGAAATAGTGTCAAGTGCTTTAAAGCTGGCCGGAACTTCCCATAAGAAATGTAAGTCCGTGGATGCTTTAGTTCTCACTATCTTACCGTATGACCACGCGGTGGTATCACTCTTGCTGTTCGTAAGTATGTCGGCAGGACGAAGATATTTATACCGGCGTAAATAACCTTTAACGGTGTTATTCTGGAGATACTGTCTGAAGAATACGGTTGCACTCTCAATCACACCGAATGATGCTGGTTCGTTCCGCACGATGTTACCACTGGCGTTCACGTTAGCGAACAAGATGTCATAAGGCGTTGTACTATCGGCGTTAAAATCGGAAAAAATATCGTATTTTGACGCTACAGAAATCAACGCTACGGTTGCTTGTCCGCTCACATTACTAATGTAGTTGGGTTTGGTCGAATCCAGATATGATACATTCGTGTAGAAGGTCGCAACCGTGCGTTTGCAGTTTCTCACATTGATGTTGGAAACTGTACACCCTTTCGAATTGTTGAGTAAAACACCCTCAGCAGTATTAGACAGCCCAAGGTTGGGTACGTTCATGTTTGTAATTGAGCAGTTTTCAACAACATTTGTAGCAACGCATGAGCCGTGGTCAATATCCGCAGGATAAGAGCTGTGTTGCCACATTTTATCGATGGAACAATCCGTACTATTGGAAATAAAGCCAACGCTGTAAAAAGTCCTTACCTGGTTAGGCTTATCGACATGTAAGTTCCAAGCGTGACAGTTATAGCACGATGGAGTTTCGGGTGGAGTATCAGACCCCATACCTATCAACTGAGTCCATCCGTCACCACCACCCCATATGTTATACGCAACACAATTCTGTGCGTTAACAAAATTGATACCGTAACCACCGTGTGTATTTGTTCCGGTATATGTGGCAACTAAATACAAATCGTGAATCTTAGCCCCAGTAATTTGTACAAAAGACTGGTTGTCACGAAGAAATGTTCCGAGGGTTGGGTTTACAAATGATGTGTTTTCGGTGGACGCAGCAGGGTAAGTACCAGCGCGATAATTCGCCAGTGTTGTATCTCTGTTAGCCTCCACGGATGACCCCATAACAAATCCACCGCGGCCTTTGTTGAATATTGGGTCTTGAAATATAATTCTTGAACCTCTACCGGCACCATATACTTCGACATTGTCGAAGAGATGAACCGGGTATGTCATCAGGTAGCCACTGGTTGTCGGTGGGATATAAATAGATGCACCACCCAAACTCTGAGCAAACAAACACGCTTGCTGGAGTTTCCACGCATTATCAGTAGTACCATCGGCTACAGGTTCCCATTCAATAAATGAGATATTACCGTTGTTTTTTAATTTCCACCGCTTTCCTCCTGTGGTAACAACCACACCCCCTGACAGGTCTTCACTTGTAGTATCGGACGCATCGTGATAGTAGACAGACCCCCACGACATGGTGATTCGCTGTCCGTCTGTCACCGGTTCAACGGTGCGTAGAGTTGCGATATCCGGACAAGCCCCAATCAGACCAAACCCCTCTGTAGCGCTGAGATTGTCACGCAATATCTGGTCACTGTCTACCGCCCAAAACCCAACAGCAATACCACCCGTACCCGCAACCGTGGAACCAGCCGGTACGGTCACAGGATAAGTACCCGTCCAGTAATACAGATAAGTACCGTCACTGATACGGTCAAGATTACTGTTCAAAGTACCACCAGTCGTGAAAGTGACAGTGCTCTTAACAGCGCTCACAATTGCTGTGGCAGCATTAGACGCGGAGTTAGCTGCATCTAATGCGCTGTTTGCGGATGCTGTGGCGCTACTCGCAGCGGCTGCAGCTGAAGCCGATGCACTCGATACGGCCGCTGATGCGGCGGCTGTCAAATCATCGACCTGCTGGAAATTGTTGTCCAGTTCGTCCCACGTTAAGGGTCGACCCAGGTCTGCGCGTTTGATAATGGTCATACGATGGTCACCGTGATGTTTGAGGTTGTCCAGCGGGATAATTCATTAAAGTCAATGGTAACATTCGCAGTGCCACCATTCAACGTCATACTGTTAACGTAACTGTTACCGTATGAACCAATAACTTTGTTAATAGGTGTGTAAAGTGAACTGTACGGAACTGTTTCACCGATATCAAACCCGTCCGGCTTAAAACCGTACTCTGTAGGAATCAGACCGCCCGCGGCGTATTCCATGATGGCATCCTGAATGAGTGGTTCGAGGGTTGCCTGAGACGGCAGCGTACCATCGTCTTTAATCTCAATGACTACCACCATGTCCACATACACGGGGCGACTGAATTTGATATCTTTGGTCATTGTCGGATAAGTAGGTGATGTGACTGTGACCGTTACTGGTGTACCAGCCTGATAAAGTGTGACACCCGGATTCTTTTTAAGGTAAATAGCCATTGCTACGTTGTCGTCCGTACCACCATCGACGATAGGTGCAATACTGTGACCGGGCTGACCGTTGCTGTCGGTTGTGGCTTCGTCGTTCTCATAGACACGTACACGACGTACACCATCCACATTGAACAGTTGACCCAACATTGAATCGACCTGGTTACTACCCGGCAGACCTACAGCCGTTGCTCGTTTGAGGCGTAACGACCCATCCGATTCAGCAGATGTACCGGGTGTTGCTGGAGTGGGGTTATTAACTGACACCAGACCGGCAACCGTGTCCACAATGGTCGTGATGGTGTTGGCATCTGCTTCGATTTCACCAACCGTGGTACATGTGATATCGACCGTTGCGGTACCTGAGCTATCCAGCGTCCACGTCTGGTCGAGCGTGAATCGATAACCCGTCACAGACGACTCAAAGCGCGTACCAGCGGGAACCTGAGTGCCAGGGGTACCCGTTAACACGAAACCCGTAACAGTGGACGCAGTACCTTCACTCCTGACGGTACCTGTCAGCGCGCAAATCACGTCGAGGTCGTAGCCGCTGGCTTTGTTCGGGTCTTTGGAGTTGTACGCCTGTTGTAATACCTCATCGAGCGCGGAGAAGATTTCAGCATCATGTGCAATCTTCAACCCATCGGGGGTGGACGGGTCAAGATTCCAGTTACTGTCGATATCCAGATACAACTGTTTTTCTTCGTCGAACCAGTCATTCTGTGATTTTACGCTATAGCCGGTACTGGTTAATTCAGCCATTCTCGGTCACCGTTAATAATCCGTAGGAGGTCAACACGCTGGCGGTGACCGTATAAGTTTTGTTGTCGATGTCGAAATCGGTACTAAAACTGGTTAACTGCTGGACACCCGGAGTACCGGAGATGCGTTCACGGAGGCGTGCTTCGCGGACATCCATAGAAGTTTGTTTGTTGAGTATCTCCTGAAACCACGGGGTACCGTCGGTCACATCCCGGAAATACTCACCCAGAAACAAACGCAGGCGAGTGCGTATCGTCTGTTCTATTTCCAGTTGTTCAGTGATGAACATCGAACCCTGAGTAACGATATCACCATCTTCATCTAATTTACGTACTGTCATCAGTTATTCGGCCCCGTATTAGAACCACCGGAAGCAACGCCGCCATGAGTGTGACCATTGAGTTCTTTACCATCCAGCACCAGAGAGTTCAGTGCGGTAATGTTCCCGTCTTTATCGATGGTCACGCCATTAATGCTCACTGTGCCGTTTGCAAGAAGCTGAACGTTGCCGTTCCCATTAGCCATTATGCATGAACCATCACCCTTTAACCAGACGTGCTGTGATGCGTCAGCATTGCGCAAGCGTATCCCATCGTTGGAAAAACTTGCAATCAGGTTATCAAGTGAACGAATTCCCGGTACGAACATTGCGTCCTGTTTGTGATGAAAGCGTTTGACGGGGTTAGTAGCAATGCCGCCGGTCTGCTTCCATCCATCAATGCAACGTTGACTGAAATGTACCATACCCTCACAACCCGGATTGACGGCAAATTCCAGTACGAAGTCATCGCCCGGGAAACTTACGGGAACGTCCACAATGGGCGGTGGGTCGAACGTAGTTTTAGCGACATCATCGGTCCGGGTGATTCCTAGTTGAATCTGCGCACGTTGGGTATCCGGGTCGAATGTCAGCACGTAACCCGGGATACACGTGTACACGTCCTTCATGTTCTCGAAAAA